GATCCCGTTGGCTCCGAGCGAGACCGCGCCCGTGAGGGTCGTCCCGAAGATCGTGAGGGACGCCGTCAGGGTCGAGGTTCCCGAGAACGAGCCGCCCCGGATTGTCGCGGCGGCCGAGACCGTGAGGGTCCCGGTGATCGCGACGCCATCCAGTTCCAGCGTGGCGGCAGCGGCGATCGAGACGTTCTCGGCGTAGGTCCCTGGCGTCACGTAGATCCGGGCGCCCGCGCCGCCTTCGGTCAGGGCCTTGCCGATCGTCTTGTAGGGCTCGGCCGCCGATCCGTTGCCGGTCGTGTCGTTGCCCAGGACGCCATCGACGAACAGCATCTTGGTCAGGGACGTCCCGGTGTTGACGGCCCCGACCAGGGCGTCGATCTTGTCGAGCAGGTGCTTGGCGTGATTCTCGTCCACGCCGGATCCGTCGAGGAGCCGACGGTTGAGGACCGCGATGGTCATGTGGATCTCCTTCCTTTAGGGCCGCTCGCGGCCCGGATCGTCGTTGGATCAGCGGCGGTTCCCCTTCGGGGGACGGCCACGCTTCTTGGGCGGCGGGGGCGGGACCGCCTTGGCGGGCTCGTCCGCGTCGATGTCGTCGGGATCCTCGTCGTCTTCGAGATCGTCCACGATCGGCTCGATGGCCGCGATCGGCTCCGGGTACAGGGTCGCCTTGAGGTCGGTGATCCGCTCCAGGCGCCCGACGACGTCGGAGTTGATCCCGAACAGGGAGTCGTATCGGACGTCCAGGACGGACTCGGGGGGCGGCTCACCGGCCCCGTTGTAGGACTCGGGGGCCTGGTAGTCGAGGATCGCCGGGATCGAGTCGATCCCGAACGGCCCCTTCGGGTTGAAGTCCCGAGCCAGATCGAGATCCTTCGTCTTCACGAGGGGCTCGCCGGCCAGGAGCCTCTTCGCGACCGTCACGATCTGGGCGCCCAGGTCCGCCCCCCAGACCTCCAGGGCGCCCCGGAAGACGTCCTGCTCGGTCCAGGCCCGACCGTCGGCGGCCGGGACCGGGCCCCGCTGGGCGTCGTTGAGGATCGCGAACCACGACATGGCTCGGATCTCTTCGATCTCGGCCGGATTGGACGTCTGGTAGGTCTGGCCCTTGATGTACCGGCGACCCGGGCAGGTCCGAGACCCGTAGGAGCCGGGCCCGTCGTCCTTGAGCCTGAATGTGAAGACTGCGGTTGCCATCGATCTGCTTCTTTCCCTTGTCCCGTCGCCCCCGGGGGCTCCTTGCCCCCGGGGGACCGGCCGGGCCATTTAGGATGTCCCGTCAGGGACCGGGGATCACGACGCGAGCGGGCTCACGTTGTAGCCCTTCACGCAGGCGTCCGTCTCCTCGACGTTCGTGTCGAGCTTGACGGTCATGACGTACTCGTCCACGCGCTCCCAGTGGTTGCGGCCCTTCTCCAGACGGATCTCGCGGCCGATCCCCGCGATGAGGTTCTGGCGGGCCGTCAGGAGGATCTGGGGGTACGTGTTGTACGTGACCTTCACGGTGCTGGGGGTCGGGATCGCGCCGCCGCCGTTCCGGACGATCGTCCCGGCCGTCGTGTCCAGGACGTAGTCGGTCACGTTGATGTACGGGGTCTGGGCGGCCGTCCCGAGCGTCGAGGGCGTCACGACGACGTTCGAGATGTTCGGGTATCGGAGCGACGAGACCGTCACGCCCGTGAGGGTGATGTGCTCGACGATCTTCGGGGCGGACGGCATGAGCGGGACTTCGACCATCTCGATCCCGAACGGCTTCAGGTTCTCGGCGCCCTCCAGGGCCCGATCGCCAACCTGCGTGGCGCGGCCGGACATCCGGAGCCGCCAGATCTGCGCGAGATCGGGGCTCAGGAACCACCGCAGGACCGCGCGGTTGCGGCGCCACTTCTCCGGGAGCGCCCGGAGCATCTGATCGAAGACCGTCGCGCCCATGACGGCGCCGGACAGGTTCTCCAGGTGCCCGTTGGTGTCGACCCGGCGCATCCAGCCGTTCGTGAGGGCCAGGTACGAGTCGATCCGGTACTGGGTCGTGGACCCGCCGTCCAGGAAGTCCGACTCCAGGACCGCCGCGCCGTTCGAGTCCGCCCAGAGCGAGAACTCCTCCAGATCGTTGGCGAGCTGGGTCGCCATCATCTTGAGGACGTGCTCGGCGATCCGGTCCTGCTCGATGTTCTCTTCCTTGAAGTTGTCGGTGATCGCGAACGGGACGATGATCTCCTTCGGGGTGAGGGTGATCTTCGAGGTCGTGACGCCGCGGCGCATCCGGGGGTCCTGGGCCTCGGTCGCCGCCATCGCGACGCGCCGGCCGATCCCGATCTTGTTGATCTCCGCGGACGCGCCCGTGACCCGGACGATCCGGGTATGGGGCTTCAGGACCGTGTTGTCGACCACGAAGTCCAGGAACTTCTCGGTCTGCATCGGGTTGAGGCCGCCCGCGGACGCGAGATCGTTCGCGGCCATGACGGCCTTCTCGACGTACTCCTGGGTCGTCATCTGTCTGGTGGTCCGGCTTGCCATTTCGGTCTCCTTCCTTTGCTCGATCTCTTGACCGGCAACCTAGCCGGCCCCTTGTGGGAGGCGGCGTCGTGCCGCCGGTCGATCTCAGTGGCTCGGGCGGAACAGCCCGTCCAGGGACCCGAAGAGGTTGTCGGGATCGCCCTCTCGCTTCGAGACGTCGGACGAGATCGCCCCCGACTGGGCGCCGGTACGCTCCAGGGCGTCCATGCGCTTGGCGATCTTGGCGGTCTCGGCCTTGGCGGCGGTCGCTTCGGCCTTGGCGGTCTCGGCGGCGATCTTGGCGGCTTCGGCTTCCGCCTTGGCGGCCGCGACATCGTCTGCCTTGACGGCCGGATCCGGAGCCGCCGGGGCCGCGTTCGGATCCGGATCGGCCGCCGCCTTCTCGGGCTCGCAGGCGGCCTTCTCGGAATCCGTCGTGTCCGCAGCAACCTTCTCGTTCGCGGCCGCGACCAGCGCGTTCGTCGCCGCGACCAGCGCGTCCCCCTCCAGGGTCTTGAGGTAGTCGAGCGCGGCCTGGATCGGATCCGCTACCTTGGCGGCCGGCGCCGCGGTCGTGCTGGTCCCGGTCCCCTCGCCGGTCGGGGTGACTTCGTTGCCCATGGTGTCCTCCTCCGTGTCTCGCTTGACGATCAGGAACCGTCGCTTGTTGGCTGCGCGGTCGACAAGCGCGACCGCCTCTACATCGATCTCGGAAAGTCTTGTGATCGGCTTCGTGGCCATCTGGACCCTCACAGGGGCGTCTTGGTCGCGTGACCTTGGATCGAAAATCCGTCCAACGTCCCGGACTGTACTTGCTCCCACATGGTCTGGTCAACGACCGTGATCCCCAGGAGCCAGGTGCCTAGTCGGATCGTCCGACGCTCGCCCCGAGTGGACTGGATCTCGAAATCCACCGGAGCCAAATAGGACTCTACCACGACGACCTCGCCGGACAAGAACCGCCGGTGCATCAGATTCATGCGACCGTGGTGGAGCTGCATCCAGACGTGGGCGGCTTCCCGGATGTCCTCGCGGCTGTAGACGTCTCGCTGCTGGTCCGGATCGAGCCCGGCCGCGGGGTCGTTGGGCTCCAGGACGATCCCCAGAACGAAGTGCTCGGCGTCGTCGGTATCGAGTCCTCGCTTGGCGATCGCGACCGTCGAGGACCCGGACCCGAGGTGGTCGATCAGCTCCAGGGCCCGCTTCGAGATCGGCTCGGGCCGGGCTTCGGCGAGTTCCTGGACGGCCAAGAGGATCTCGTCGATCGTGTAGGGATCGCGAGCCGGGACTGCTCGGTCGTCGATGTAGGCGACCGCGGCCGGCTTCCCCTGGGTCGGGTCCGCGACGTCGTCGAACGGGACGTCCCGGTCCGTGAGCCACTTCCGGATCGCTTCCCGACCCGCCTCGTCGTTGGCCCGAGAGCTGAAGATCAGGATCCGGTGGCCGGCTTCCCGGAGAGCCTGGACGGTCCGGACTCCGGCCTCCAGGAGATCGCCATCGATGTTGGCCGGGCCGTTGAAGTCCGGGTTGCTGTGCAGGACCCCGTCGAAGTCCACGCAGACCGTCTTGTCGGACTTCTGGATCGACGGCGCCGCGGGATCGACTTGCTGGTCGGGCTGGACTCGTTCGATCTCAACGCCCTCTTGGGTCCAGAGGGCCGGGGCGTCGCCGGCCGCGAAGAACCACGTCCCGCCATACCGGGCGATTGGGCGCTCGATCGTCTGGAGGCCCTGGACCAGCGAGCCGTCCAGGACCACCACGGACCGTCGATCGTCCTGGCGGATCACCCGGGCCGCCCCGTGGTCGAGCGTCGTGATCGTTGTCTTGGGGGGCTGAGCCGAAGCGACGAGCTGCCCACTGGCTCCGGCCCAGTCTTGGATCAACCGCTCCAGATCCTCGCGCGACCCGGTTCGGGTTTCCTCGTTCAACCCGAACGAGTCCAGCGATAGGACCCTCGTGCCCCGGAACGGCTGGGACGCGAACGACCACGCCCGCGCGCCTCGGATCGGCTCGGTCAGGACGAACCAATACTGGTCCGGGAGATCGTCCCAGGACTGGACGGCCAGGAGGAACTGCCGGGGCTCCGGGGCCAGCGGGGCCAGATCGGTCGGATCCTGGAGGAACCGCTTCTGGACGGTCGCTTTGATCTGGCCGTCCACGACCATCAGGCCGTCCGGGAATCCGGACTCCACGAGGGTGTCGCGGGCCTGAAGCCGCTTGGTCTCGTCCGGATCCTCCCAGTACCGGAGAGCCCTCGGGACCTGGGGTTCGAGGGACCGAGGGATTCCGGATCGCCCGGCCGGCGGGATCTCGCCGGCCGCGACCGCGTCGTGACTCAGGACGTACGGGGTGAGGTCCTTCGAGAGCCTGGCCAACCAGACCCCCTGGTCGGTCTTGCCGAGCACGAGCCGGCCCGACAGCCCGACTTTCGATCCCGACAAGAACAGCTCCCGCATGGTCGGCTTCGATGTCCCGTCCTGGACGTCCGGGGTGTCGAGCCGAATCAGGATCCCGCCGGTCTTCTCGCCGCCCCCGGGGGCGCCGGGGTCGATCTCGCCTTCGCGAGCGAGCCACGACGGATCATGCTGACCCTTCGGGACCGCCACGACCGAGTTCGGGGCGTCAAGCGGCTTCAGGGCGTCCGATCCCTTGGGGTCGAACTGGCGCCCGAACGCCTTGGCGTCTCCGACAGTCTCGACCCCCCGGACCTCCCCGGGCCGTTGGACCGCGAGGGTCCATCCGATCGCGACGTCGGGGCCCACGAGGTAGCGGAGATCGGCATGGACCGAGTCGCCCCGGAAGTGGAGCTGAAGGACTCCCCGGCGCGGCTCGTCCCCGACCTCCAGAGCCCGCTTGCGGATCGAGAACGTCTCGTCGCCGGGATCGTCCTGGGGGCCGGACTCCGGGTCCTCGTCGAGAAACCGATCGACCTCGGCGGCCTTGACGGTCTCGGTCTCGAAGCCATCTTCGGCCTTGCTGGTCGGGATGTCGTAGTTGCTGAAGACGAGGTTGATCAGGAACTTCTGGGCAGTCCGGGTCGCGGGGTTCTGGATGAACATGGCGGATCGGCGGGTCTTGATCTTCGTGACCCTCCAGTCCTTCAGGTCCTTCATCATGGTTGGGAGCTGACCCCGGTTCCCGTAGGTGACCAGGACCTTCCCCTTGAGGTCCTGGATCATCTTGAAGAACCGATCCTCGTCGAACTGGCTGGCCGCGGCGGCGCGATGCGTGGCCAGAACTTCCCCATAGGCCACGTACGGGGGATCGAGGAAGTGGATTGTGTCCGGGAAGTCGTACTTCCGGCAGACGCTCTCGTAGTCCTGGCAGTACACCCGGACCCGCTTGACCCGTGGGGCCCAATGCTCAACACGCCGGAGAGCGCTGGACTCCACGCCCTGGTCGTCCCCCGAGTAGGTCCGGCCCATCTTCATCTGACTGAACCGCCGCACGTACAGGAACCGGTAGAGCTGGTCGATCGGATCGGTCGGCTCGGAGTCCCGGAGCTTCAGGAACCGCTTCCGGTCTCCGGTCCAGTTCTGGCGCTTCAGGCGATCGAGCCCGGACTGGTCCAGAGCCTTGAGGGTCCGGAAAGCGCCGGCGATGTCGGGATCGAGATCGTTCACGACCTCGACCGCGGCCGGCTCCTTCGCGAACAGGACCGCCCCGGACCCCACGAACGCATCCACGTAGACCCGATGAGGAGGGAGCATCTTGACGATCTGGTCGGCGATCCGTTTCTTGCCGGCCGGGCTGGACCAGATGAACTTCTGGACCGGTTGGTCGGCAAGGGCTTTCTGGAGGTCTCGGAGATCGTCCTCCTCGTCGGTGTCGAGGAAGGACCGGAGGATCCCGGGGATCGAGGTCGGGTTCAGCCGTCCTCCGGAATCGAGGGTGGCGGACGTAATGGTCGGCATGTTCGTCTCCGGCGCCGGTGAAGATCGGCAGTCAAGTTCCTATGGCAGAATACACACGCGGTCTGGAATCCGTCTAGTCCACAGAGCCCGCCACCTTCCGTGACGGCGACTCGATGGTGGGCTTCCCAGATCGCCGGGACCTGAATGGCCCGCTTGATCAGAACCCGCAGTCCATCCCGCGATCGATCTCGGCTGGTCGCGTCAGCCTGGATGATCCGTTCGGTCGACGCACACCGGACCACCTTTCGTCGCAGCCCGAACATCTCCAGGATCGTCTCCAGTTCCCGGAACGCCTCGGTCCTTTCTTCGACCGATCTCAAGCCCCAGCACTTACGCTGAAGCCCCCGGAGATAAGCGGCGATCGGTTTTGTGTCGACCCCACAGATCGAGCAGATCCCGTGGTCCCGTTTCTCCAGGCATTCCCGGACGTACCCAGGGTCAGATCGGATCCTCCATTCGTGGACGCAGTCGTTCGAGCAGAAGGTCTGGCGGCGCGGCGGAACTTCAGTCCCGCACCACCGGCAAAGCCGACGGCCGTTCGGACCGCGGCCGTGGTGTCCGTCGCCGCGTTCAGTGGAGATCTTGCGTTGGCGGGTCATGGGGCGGGTCACGAATTTCCCGATTTTCCCGTTACGGCTTCAGGGACGTATCGGGATTGTCGACGTCGTAGGACCCCCGCGAGGATTCCGGGGGATCGGCGGCCGGCTGGGTCGGGGTCGTGAAGTTGTTGGGCTCGGCCGGATCGGACTGCCGCTTGGATGCCTGGGCCAACTGCCACGACATCGGGACGTCCGGGTTGATCACGTCGTAGTCGGGTGGCCCGACCTCCTCGGTCTGGGGGAACAGATCCTCCATGATCGCTCGGGCCAGCCGGGGCGTCATGGCCCCGACTCGCTCGGAGATCGCCATCATCCGGACGATCTTCTCGTTGTCGGTAACGTTCGGGGTCCGGGTGAGGTAGCGGTGCCACCGGAATCCGGCGTCTACCAGGAGCCTCGTCAGGACCCAGTCGGTCTCGGATCGCTCCGGAGACCACGCTTGCTCGTCCACGACCTGCCTGGCTGCGTCCGCCGACGCCTTCGTGTAGTCCTTGACCCGGCCGGTCATGAGGGACGGGGTCCGGAAGACCTGATGGGCCTGGTTGTGGCCCTGTTCGGAGTAGTTCAGGAACATGGCGTCCTTGTGCTGGACCGCCGTCAGGGGCTTGGCGTCGATCTTGGTCCTCTGGGACTCCTCGGGCTCATCCCCGAATCCGGACTCGCCCTCGACGATCAAGATCTGGCCCATGTGCTTGCCCTTCTTGATCGCCTCCGCCATCCCCTTGATCCGCTCGATCGAGCCAGCCGTGAGCCGGCCGTTCGAGACCGCCAGAAGCATTGCGGGGATCTGGGGGTTCGTGAGGGTGTTGTAGTTGATCACCTCAGCACCCCGCAGGCCGAGCTGACCCATCGCGATCCCGACCCACCTGGGGACCCCGTAGGGCCCGAGGATCGGGTCGAGCGACCACCACAGGACTTCGGTGGCCCGGCGCGATCGCGGCATCGGGTGCCCCAGGCCATCCCAGTCCTCGACCTTCTCGTCCGGGACCACGAATCCGGTCTCGGCGTCGTGGACCCGGGGATCCCCGTACTCCTTGAACCACCGGAACCCCGGGGCCATGGACTCCTGACCGGCCCTGGTCCGGTAGCCATAGTAGCCCATGCAGAAAGTCCGGAATCGCCGGTACGAGACCTTTTGGTAGATCTCCGGCATCCCGTCCCGCTGGACCACGATGTTCTGTCGGTACTCGGTGAACTCGTCGTCCTCCGGGCCAAGACGGGTCTGGATCGCGGGCAGCCAGTTGATCTCCGCGACATGACCTCCGAGGTCCCGAACGATCTCCCAGAACCCGTTCCCGGTGACTTCCGTGTCCCGGCGCTTCCGGGACCGGAGCTTCATGAGGGACTGCCTTGAGCAGACCAGGGCCCACCAATTCTCGATCCGCTCACGCTCGCGGCGGATCTCGTCCTGGACCTGATCCTTCTTGGCCTGGTCCTTGATCTTGTCGATCCGGACTCGTGGGGCCGGGCGCTCCCCGTAACACTCGGTCCCGGTGATAAAGGCGTCGATCACCGGCCGGAGCGCCGAGGAGTTCTCGTAGACCTGATACATCTGAACGGGATCGTAGTAGGGCTCCAGGACCGATCCGTCGAACCGAAGGACCAGCCGATCCTCGGCCATCTGGCCGGACTGAGCCCCGGCCCCGTACTCGGACTCGGCCCCGAAGACCATCGCTTTCGCGATGGCGGTCTTCTGGCCGATCAGCCCGGCGGCCTCCTCGATCTTGTCGTAGACTCTCCGGACCAGGCCCTTCTTGGTGTCGGTCATGGCTCCCCCTAGAATCCGATCAACCCGGGCTCGGGTCGCGGAGTCCGTTCACGTGCAAACTTGGTCCCCAGGAGGGCGAAGTAGAAGGCGTCGACGAAGTCGTCGTGCTCGGCGTCCGGGAATCCGACGATCTCGTTGATCGCCTTATCGTTCCCGGGCCCGCAGACGATCTTCTTGGCCGCGCACCTGACCTGGATCTGAAGGGCGCGGGCCAGCTTGGCGTTCTTGTCGTCCCGCCCGAACACCGGGAGGTCCGGGTGCTCTTGCTTGAGATCCTTGATCATCGCGTCCTGGTAGGCGTGCTTCTCGATCGTGATCCGGGCCGGCGAGAACTTCCGGTCCAGCTCGACCACGTAGTCCCGCTGGTCGGAGGGCTTCAGCTTCCCGCAGAACGAGTGCAGTAGGTAGATCATCCCGGTCCCGCGGTCCCATGAGATCGTGACGGTCGCGAACCGGTCCGCCTTCCGCTCCTTCGAGACCGCCAGGTCGACCCCGACGAAGACCGGCAGTCCCTCCGGGATGTCATCTTTCACGATCCCCGGGAAGTCGTGGTACGTGAAGATGTCTCCGAGCGCCACGACCTCGGACTCCAGTTGGTACTGAAGGAGGAAGTCCGGGATCGGTGTTTCGGTTCGGATCTCCCGGCACCGCTCCAGGCTGAAGTGCTGGGGCCACGAGGATCGCTCCAGGCCGGTCTCGGGATCTTCTTGAATCAATGGGATCTTGACCGTCCTGGGCCCAGCGAACATGGTCTTCTGCTGGGTCACGTACAGGTCTTCGGAGTGGTAGTGGGTCCCGTGCTCGGACAGGTTCCCTTCGGGCTCCAGACACGGCATGAGCGATCTGTGGAACCACGTCCGGAGTCGCTTCCGCATGTAGTCGGTCCGGGAGTTCTCCTCGTCGACCAAGTCGTCCCCGATGATCTCGTCGTAGTGCTGGGAGACAACCGCGGCCTCGACCCCCAGGGCCGTGACGTTGGCTTCCTTGCGGGGCTTGGTCCGGCCCTTGATCGAGAACCGCCGCTCCTCCCATTGGGAACCAACGAGATCCCCGAACAACATCCGGAACGTCTCGTTCTTCTCGATCTGCTCCCGCATCTCCCGGAGCATCGTGACGGCATTCTCGGTGGACTTGCTGGCCACCGCGATTCGCCAGTCCGGATTCTTGAGGAGCCGCCAGATCGCGTACACGACGGTCCTGATCGTGGTCTTCCCGGCGCCGCGGAAGACCAGCGCGAGGTTCCGGCGCGGGTGGGCGATCTGGTTCTGGATCATCTGGAGGTGGTGGGGGGCGACTTCGTACCCCAGGACAACTTCGGCGAGGACGTCGATCCGCCGATGCTGGAGGATCATCCGGCGCAGCAGCTCACGCCGGACCTCTGCGACTTGTTCGATCCGGCTGGTCAGGTCCAGCCGTGGGGGCTTGGCGGCCATGGTGGTCCTTCAGCATCGGCGGTCGATCTCGATCACCGCCAGGCCACGAACCGGAGCTGTTCGGTGGCGCCGTTGACGGAGTCCGTCCCGAGCGTGAAGCCGGTCGCCTCGGGGGTGATCCCGTTGGTCGCGACCAGGGTTCGGTCGCCGTTCTGGGCGGTCTTGATCCCCGAGGCGTCCCCCATCCCCTCGATCCACTTCAGGCCGATCCCCGAGGTCACGTTGAAGATCTCGATGAAGCTGGGCCGGAAGCCGATCATGTCGTACCGGACGTGCAGCTCTGCCCCGGTCCCCACGAACGCCCCTGCCGCGAAGTGACATGCCTGTCCCATTAGGACCCTCCTCGATCTGTGCCGATCCGCTCGGCTTGGTTTCGATCCGCTAGCGGGTGCGCCGCCGAGCGGGCTTGCCAGACGCCTTCGGTTGTACCACGGGCTTTTCGGGAGTGTCGAGACGAACCGTCCGGGCCCGGTGGTCGGTCCCGATCGAAACGACCGCCGCCCGGCCCTGCCGGCGGGCGGTCTTGATCGCACGCTCGTCCCGCGCGACCTCGGCCCGGTAGCCACGGGGCGGGGCCGGGACCTTGTCGAGAGGGGCCGGGGGAGGGGCGATCCGGCCCTTGCTTCGTTTGGGCGGGGGCGGCGGGCCCTTGGGGGCGATCGGCT